ATAGCCATTACCAATGGTAAGAACATCTTGCCAAACACGGACCATTGTTTCAATCAAAGTCTCTTCAATGTTCAAATCCTCAAAAGCGTCATCCATTTCTTCTTTGAGATCTTGCATTTGTCGTCTCATCTTTTCAAGTTTTACCTTGTCATCTTGAACTCTTTCAATCCTTCTTTTGGCTTTTAATGTCTCTTGGAACTCATATCCAAGACCAACAGTGTTCATTACACGGGCGTTAATAGCTGCATAATGAATAGAGCTTTGATCATAAAGGTGTGCAAGATTGTCTAAATCATATGGGGGGTTAATAATATCCCATAGCGAGTAGCCATTAACAACAAGAGGATCAATGTATTTACTAGCCGTACCATCTTCACCTTCATATTTCTTTTGAAGTCTTTGAGCTTTTCTTTTCATCCGTGGAGAAAGTGATGACATTTTTACTGACAAGAATGGGTCTGTTATCTTCTTTTCTGCGTCAAAGGCGTTATAGGAAATATCATCAAATTCCAACTCCACCTGTTCATCTTGTACAACTTCCATTTTTTGCATTATATTGCTCTCTTGTGTGCAAAGTATGAATCATACATATCTTCAAATGGGTCAGCAATTAAACCATTAGAAAGTCTTTCTGCTTGGTCATCTCTTTCAGAAGCAGAAATCTTTCTTGCTCCGGCTACCCATCTAATAACTCCATCGTCAGAACCTGTCCAGTATTTAGCGGCTTCTGCAACAGCTTTTTCAATTTTAGGGTCATTCATTAAACCCTCAGCCGAGAGAACTCCGTCACCATCTGACAAAGGCAAGCCATCCGGCAAAATCCAAAGACAAACACCATAGGCTCTTTCAGGAACCCAAATTTTTTTATTTTTAATAATGTCAGAACTCATATAGATACAATTCTACATCACTTTGTTTAAATTATCTACACACTGACGACAGTTTTATGCGATTAACGAGCAATGTTGTCTTTAATAAGTTTGATTTCACAACTATCGGTTGTGCAATAACTCTCTCCAACTGCATCTGCAGCCATTCCTGCATATACACCAGCAAAGTCAATTGGGAACAATCTCATCTCGCCTTCTTCAATATATTCCTTTTCAGTAATCTGTGTATAAGGCATTTGTGGATAAGTAAAGTTTCCAGAAGGCAAGAATGAAACAGTTTTAAGTTGACCATCGTACATGTGAAGAACTGTGCCAACATGTTTTTGTTCAGTTTCTGAGTCAAAAGAGATTGTTACTGATACTGAGTTATCTGACCAATACCTTTGAGCAACAGAAGCAATTGCCATTTTTTCAAAGATAGTTACATCACGCTCTGCTCTTTCGGCATCAGATTTAATTGGGAAAAATACAACGGATGTTGTGTCTGGGGATTCGGAGGCTGGTTCAACACGATAATTTGCCATCTTGAACAGTGGAAGCATTGGATCATCATTTCCAAATCTAATTGCACGAAGGAAATATTTACCGCCCGGAGTCCAATGAACACCTGGGGATTCACCTGCAAGAATTGAAACAGTGCCCGAAGGCTTAACGGTTGTCATCTTGATTGATTCACGAATACCGAACCACTCAGAGTAAATATTGTCATATCTCTTAACCGTTTCATAACCGCTATTCATCCATTCACGAAGAACTGGGATTCCATTAATATCGGCAAAGTTTGCAATCCCAGACATGGATGCTCCAATACGGCGATTTCTCTGCATGATTGCATTTGTTTTTTCCCAATGAGTTGGAAGAAGAGTTACAGTCTTTGCGTAGAGGTATGCAAACTTTAAAGTTCTCTTATAGTCCTCAAGTGACTCATGGCGATTTAAATAAGTCTCAACGAGCGTACAGCACTCATAGGACTCAAGTGACTGCTCTGCACAGGGGTTGTATCCAGCAACACGCCAGTCTTTATTATTTGGCGGATCAATTAGTCGGCCATACTTACGAGACATGTCCATCCAAATAACTCCAGGCTCTCCATTAAGTGCAATACCATCAACAATATTTGAAATATCAGCACCAACAGTTGTTTCAATAGAGTTATTACTCATCCAACCCCATCCCGGATTTTCAGAGTCATAAGAGTTTCTGTCAGGAAACTTTTCCACATTCTTAAGATTTAAAAACTCTTCCGTGTTGCGACCAATAAATAATTCTGCTGAACGGCGAACATTTCCCGAGACAACACATACTCCAATAAGGTTTCCAATATCTGCAATATCAACAGCAGTTATTTTTTGCCCAGCACGACCATGAAACATTTTTTTAATAGCCTTATGAAGTTTAATCAATGGCTCTGGACCAGAAGCAGTGCCTCCAAAAGTTGCAATAGGAGAACCAAACGGGCGAATAAGAGAATAATCAAATTCAATAGTTGATTGGTCAGGCTTCAGGTATGAATTAATCAAATCCCCTGTTGCTCTTGCCCAGCTTTCACGGTCGTCTGCAATTAAATCTACAATAACTGTTTCTTTGGGTTGATAGATACTAAAATCTTTATCTGATCCTTTATCGTCAAAACCAACTCCAATTCCGAGCATTGATGCTTCCATTAAAAACATGAAAGGCTCTGCCGGATTATCTTTTGTCATTTCAGTTGTTGAAACAAAAGCACAGTTTTGCAAAGCAGCAGAGTTTTTGTGAATGTTGACAAGTGGTGTTCCCATAATCCAAAGACCACGACCGGGTGGAGTCCATTTTAAATTGAACAAACGATCAAAGGCTTCTTTAGCACTAGCTTGTGCCTTTGCTCCATTCCAAGGAAGCCTGTTCTTTCGGCAATGCTCTTTCTGCAAAGAATACATCCCGTTAATAACTCGTTCACATACATCAACCCAAGTCTCTTTAGTTCCGTCTGCTTTCTTACGAGAATAAGTTCTTAAAAAAGTAATCTCTCCTACAGAGTTTCCTGCTGCATCCTTATATCCGAATGGTGCTTTTTTTTCTTTGTAAGATGAAACAAAATCTTCACTTAGTCTGAAAGTAAAAAGAGGTGTTGTCTCTAGTGTTGGTGTAATGGTCATTAAATCTCCTAAAATTGGTGTATATCAATGTTATCAAACATCGAAAGGATTTGGAATAATTAATACTTGGGTCAGTTAAAAGTTTTCTGATAATCTTCGTATCGGAGAAGTATCTTATCAGCGACTGCGCCCCAAGACCACTCAGAATGGATAGTTCTTGCGGATCTTAAAGCAAAATTTGAAATCTCTTGATACTCATTAACAACATTTTTCATTGCGTTGAGAAGTTCATCAAAATTTGGAGAAGCCCAATAACCTGTGTCATCATTGTAGACATGATCATGCCAATCTGCTTTAATCATTGTTGCAGAAATTGGAATTCCTAGTTGAGCATAATCTGTACAACCAGTTGCGTTTGTGATAATTGTAGGCAAGCCTGTTGCCATTGCTTCAAGTGGAATTAGTCCAAAACCTTCACCGCTTGTTGGATAAACCATACAATGACATTTGTGATACAAACGAACTAAGTCGTGTATCTCAAAAATAGCTGGGATACCCATAATCTGAGGATGGTTAATTGCAGGAACCAGACTGTCATTGATATAAACTTCTGCATGACAGTAATTATTATACTTAAGAATTAATTGATAATCTAAATCACCATCATAAAGCTCTAGAAAGGCATCAACAGCAAGTTGTGCATTCTTTCTTTTAGAATCTCCACCTACATGAAGAAAATTAAACTTTCCAGTCAGTTCTCTTTCAAAAATTTCCCAGTCTGGAGTAACGCCATGAGGAATTACATGAATATTTGTATGTACATTATTCTGGATATAAACATCTTTTACAAAATTTGATGTTGTCCAGATTTCATCACATTGACTCATATTATGTAACCAAGATTTAGGAACCTTAGTAGATTCCCAAGGGGTGTAACCAATTTTGTATTTATTTCTTAATTGATAATAATGAGGATTGCAGAAGTTAACATGATAATCAAGCTCTTCTCTATTGTAGAAGACAGCAGTTTGCTTCTCCTGTAAGGCTTTGATGGTATTAATTCCAGCATTGTAATAACCTTGGCTATACCAAAGTTCACCAGATTCATCTAAATTGTTAAGGCTGAACCAGCTTATTTTATTCATTTGTTTTAGAAATTCGAATCATTAACATTGGCATCTAAACACTTTACACCTTTTGCCATAAGAGCGAGTGCTGTTTCTTCAGATATTTCACAAGTTATGGGGCGATCTGTGTACATACACCTTGTCGCTCCCAGATAAAAGTCATCAAAATGAAAAATTGTGATGTGTTCAGGGTCTACGATTATAGCAGGACCATAGTCATCAGACTCAACAACTGCTATTATTTCCATGCTATCAATCATATCACTCCTTGTAATATTAGTAATCTAAGTATATATAAGTATATAAAGTATATATAGCATACTTAGTATACTAAGCATACTAGTATGTGGAAGCGCTGGAACGCTTCAGCGTACACCATTTTTTTGCTCAATGTCGAAATAAAATACTTTTTTTTCAAACAATTTTATCTGCAACCCTGCTAAGGTGTCTAACTATGGATTACAAAAATAAAATTTATGATGTTTTAGACCATGGTGAAGTTGAATTGCTTGATGTAATGGGCAACGACCTCTCAGTGGTTAATGCTGCCAAAGTTTCCTTTGCAGCGCAAGTTAAAGAGATTGATGAATCTTCTATTGGTCTTATCAATTACCTAATGAAGAATAAGCATGCAACACCTTTCGAGCATGTAATTTTTAAATTTAGAATTAAAGCCCCAATCTTTGTTACAAGAGAATGGATGAGACATCGCTGGTCGTCATTTAATGAAATGAGTATGAGATACCATGTTCCTCCAGTTATTGATTATTATATACCCGCAAATAGCAGTATACGCAAACAAGTTGGCAAGCCGGGAGCATATACCTTTGAAGAGATTGAAGATTTAGAACTTAAATCTTTAGTTAATAGACGTATGCAAGAAGTTATAGGGTATGCAGATCTTGTTTATAGAGATTTGCTTGAACTGGGGGTCGCAAAAGAAATTGCTAGATGCGTATTACCCGTTTCTCAATATACAGAGTTTATCTGGACAGTTAACGCTCGAAGTCTTATTAATTTTATTTCATTAAGAAATGAATCAAATGCTCAATACGAAATTCAACAATATGCCGTAGTTGTAGAAAGTTTTTTTGCTCATATTTTACCAATTTGTCACGACGCTTTTATTAAATCAGAAAGAAGCGCTATTTAATGAAACAGCTATTATGGTATCTTGCTTGGACTTTTGTTTCTTCATTATTTTTAAAATCTGGCATACAAGTTATCTTGGATAGAAATATTTCACACTCTGGACCTCTTTTAATCAGTTTATTTTTACAAATTGGTGTTATTTTCCCAATTGTCTCTTCAATTGGAAGTTTGAAAAATAAATGAAAATATCTCACTACCCAGAAGATGGAGATTTTAATGACATTGAAACTTTATCAATCACCATAAAGGCAATCCCCTTTGAGGGCAACTTTGTTCCAGCTTTTGTGATTACATCTCCCGATGACGACTACACAATCACACTTGATGAGGTAAACTGTTTAATGGATGGCGTTGAAATCGCCCAAAGAAAAGTTGATGATATAATCACTTTTATCTTAAGAAGCAAAGTTTTTAACGACAAGGAGGATGAAGATGTTGATGGGGAGAGTGATTCCTGATTTTCCATATCCGGTAAAAATATGCCCATACTGCAATAAAAAGTTGATAGTTGTAAACGCAGTGCATTGGCAAGGAGACGAGTATCAGTTTAAAGCTGTCTATTTAGATCCCAATCCTGTATGCCCCATTTATGACGAAGAAGCTATGCAGGCTTATGCAAGAATTTATTATTCCTCTGAAGATGCTTTTGAATACTTTAGAGACGTGAAGATTCCGGTCCAGAGATGGTCTAGAGACGAACTTTATTCCGTGTATCAATAAAAATAATGGTATAATTGGTTTGTTATGCCTATAAAATCTTCCTCAGAAAATGATTTAGAGCTTCTTGATGAAGAAATGCTTGAAGAGACTTTAAAATCATTAAAAGAATGGTTTAAAGAAAAATGGGTAGATATTTCAAGGCCAAAAGCCGGTGGTGGTTTTGAACCTTGTGGTCGTAATGATGCAAGCACTGGAAAATATCCAAAATGTGTTCCAGCCTCAAGAGCCGCCAGAATGACACCTGAACAAATTGCATCGGCTGTCAGAAGAAAAAGAACCGCCGAGGCAACTCAGAGCAGAGATGGCAAAAAGCCAATAAATGTATCAACAGAAGGAAACAAAATGGAAAAAGCAAATGTACCAACAAACCCGGCTCTGTATGCAAGAGTCAAAGCAGAGGCAAAAGCAAAGTTTGATGTTTATCCATCAGCATATGCAAACGCATGGCTTGTACGGGAATACAAAAAAAGAGGAGGAGGTTACAGAGTGACAAAAGAAAATGTAAGTAAAGTTGCAGAAGACCTTGTAGAAGAAGAAGCCGCACTTGCAGATGCGTTGATAACAATTGCAAACAATTACGGAAAGTTTAACGAAGATGAAACTGGTATCTATGCTGCATATGACAGCCCAGAGGAGAACGAAGTTAGAAGTATTGGTGTTAAGTGTGGAAATTGTGTTCTATATGAAGGCGAGGGTGTTTGTAAAATCATTGCTCAGCGTGTGGAAGAAGAAGGAAAATGCAGATTTGCTGTAATTCCGGATGGAGTCGTAATGCCAGAAATGGATGATGAATACGAAGAAGAGGATGA